TGTGCATCGTGTGGTGTGGTGTGGTGGTGGTGTGCCTGTGGGGAGGGGCCTGCCTTACCTACCGGGGTGGATTCGTGCGTGGGTGAGTGTGAATGTATGGATGGGACCCACCCAAACATGCAGGAAAGTCACAGGAATTCTGGGGATTCGCCTCTCGTCATCCTTGCTCGTTCCCGTCGTGTCCCTGTCCTGAGTGCCGGTAGGAAACAACCCCCGGACCCCTCGTTCTCCCCCGAGTTTGGGGGAATCCTGAGGGTAAGGGTTGCTGCGGCAAGGGTAACGGCTAGCGCCGTTGCTACACTGCGTTCCGCATAGGAAGGGATAACCCCACCCCCTATAGTCCCCCTCCCCGTGATGGGTGAGTGGGTTTCGTGTTGAACACGATACGGCTCTCCGGTCCGTACCAAGAGCCTGTTGGCTCCGCAAGTCCCCCGGTGGTAGTGTGCTCCCTGGCCGTTATGCGCGGCTCAGATCAATGCGTGTCTGCTGTCTTCGGTTGTCCTTGCAGTTTATCACCGAGTTCGCAGGAAAGGAACATTGTGATTTACGTCACGATCTTTATCTTGTGATTTCTTTCACAATGTATTGTGATTTTCTGCACAATGTTTATGAATGGGGCAGTGGGCGAGGATTTGCACCCCGCATGGTGTGGACATACCGGGTGCGACCCGACCTTCATTGACGTATCTCACCACACCCTTACGGGATTCGCGTCTACCTATTCCGCCACCACTGCTGGTTACCAGTATAGGGCACAAAAAAGGGAGCCCCGCCAATGAGAGGGCTCCCTGTAAATCAGGATGGATGGTAGAGGCAAAAGTGCTATGAGATTGACCAGCCATCCTTGCAGTGGCGGAAGGTATAACGCCACATACAGATTATAGCACCACTACGGTGTCGTTTCCCGTTCCAGCCACTCAGCGGGTGTTGGCAGGAGTCGTCCCCAGTCGTAGGCAATGCCGTCGATGCAGTATTCCATTGCCGATGTTGTCGCTGCCCACGTTGGCGCAAACATGATGACCCCAATCAGGGATTCAAGTTCAGATAACGGGTCGCGCACCGGCGCAAAGTGGCAGTGGAGGAGTTCGTGGACGCAGATATGCCGGAACTTTTCTTCATCCCAGGACGGCCAGTCGGAACGTAGCCGGATGGTGGCTGATTTACGTCCTTCTTCTGGAGTACATGTGCCGCCAACGACTTCACTGTGTCCTTCGTCTTGTGGCGTTGAATGGCCATGGTACAGGAACCAATCGCGGAGCCCCATTTGGTCGGCAAGGAAACGGAGATAGGGGCCAATATAGTCACGGTCGCCGTCAAATATCTCACTCATGCTGTTCTCCATTGGTAGATAGCAGAAACCCCTGCTCCCGGAAACTGGGAACAGGGGCTAAAAGTGTAGGAGGGGAAGGCAACCACGCAAAGCTCCCTCCTGCTGGTGATTATACATCATCCCGTTTGTGGATCGTAAGCAGTTGGCCGAGCGTGCCTTCCATCAAGTGGCGCTCGATTTCGTCAATGTCCGCCCTGGCATATGTCGCTGACTTCCCGGTGATAGCGCTGTAGTAACAGAAGGTGATGGTCCCATCAACGCTATGCGACCCCATGATTAGGTGGCCTTCCGGGATGGCATCGCTTGGCGTGATTTCGAGTGGCCCAAACTCGGTGTTGATTCTCATGGCTTCTTCCCCTTCTTCTTCTCGTATGCTTCCCGTTCCTCGACCTCTTTGATGACATCGCGCCACTTATCGGTCTCCTTTTCGTAGATTTCCTGGAACGCGGTCGCTTCCGGGTCGTCCTCGGTGATGATTTCATGGGCGTCGAAGGGGATTTCCACGTCAACACCTGGCATATCCATCATGTACCCGATGTAATCGTGCATCGGGTGACCACATTGCCGCCCCCTGCCGAGGTCAGGCACCGGATTATGCCCGAAGATGAGCACATGTTCTTTCCGGTAGGCGTCTTTATCGGTCATCCCCACCCCATTTCCTTGATTGTGTTGTGGAAGATAGGTTTCAGGTCGTCACTGTACCCAAAGCGGTCCTGGTTTATCTCAATGGATTTGGCTATGTCCCCGTTTTCATGCCGCTCCGTAGCCGCTTTCCAGTCGCAAAGCATTTCCACGACATCAAGCAAGGACATCCCCCGGATGCCGTTATCGTAATGCTCAGGATGGTGGCTGTTTGCAGCGTAATGGTGGTCAAGCGCCACTTTCATTTCGGACAACTGTGCCTTGTACTCGTCACTGCCATAGGTGAGTTCTTTCAGCCGTGGCGTTACCCTGTCAAAAACCTCCTTCTCTGGTGATTGCAACTTACTCGCGTCGTGAACAGATGCCCGGAACTCCAGTTCACTTTCAACCTCACCCAACAGGTCGCTTACCCGCTTGATATGGGCAATGGTGTCCGCTGTGCTGTCGTACGTATCACTCATAGTGTATCCTCCTTATAGATCAGTGTAGCATGGGAGGTGTCACGGTGTACTCAGCAGAGGATTTGGCGGATTTGGCGGGGGTCCCTGTCCGCACGGTGCGGTATTACCTGCGCCGGGGGGTGCTCTCGAAGCCATTGCCGCAGGGAGGGCGTTATGGTGGCGATCAGTACAAGCGGTTCACGGGTGAACACCTGCAACAACTTCGGGAAGTGCAGGCCATCCTGGACCGGAACATGACGCTTGACGACATCCGGGACCATTTGCACCCGGTGGAGGACGATGATGAGTGAGATTTTCTTCTGGATCGTGGGACTGTTCTCGGTGCCCGCGTTCTTGTTCCTGGTTACGCAGTCAAGCCATCGACGGGAACAGGTGCATGGCAAAGAGAAGTACTACTACAACCACAAACGCGGTACGTATATGCGCACAGATGGCAGTGATCGGTAAGGAGGCAGCCATGAACGCACGCGAACAGATAGCAGAAGTTGTATGGGTATCGCAAACCAGTATAGAAGCACCGATAAAAGTCACTGATCGGATTATCGCCATTGTGCGCGAGGCATTGCTGAGCAAGTCTGCAATAACGCTGGCTGACGATATTGAGTACGAGATTGCAGCGGAGAGAGGTATGTATGAGATGACTTTGCCTACCGTGATAGATCGTGTGCTCGGTAGCGACCGATGAGTAGCGCCATTGCCAAGACAGGCCGGTTCTCCCCTGGTCCCCAATCACCGTTCCTTGTGGAACAGCAAACGATCCCTGCCCTTGGCGCATTGGTGCCGGAACTGGCGATTGTGCCACAGGACGCCGACGAGTGGAAACTGTGGCGCACACGGGTCAAGGCGTACAGGGAACTGCGTAGGCGGCAGTGTGAGGACAACCGCAAGGAACAGAAGATCGAAATGGACCGCTGCAAGGATGATCCGGCGTATTGGATCATCATGTACACGGCCATCTTCGAGCCCCGGAGTATTGATGGCAACCCGCCTGCATGGTATCCGTGGATTCTGTTCCCGTTTCAGGTCGGCATGATCCGCTGGATTCAGGCCACGATGGAGGAGACTGAAGGCGGACGCGGCGATGGCGTGGTCGAGAAGTCCCGCGATATGGGCGCAAGCTGGATATTCTGCGCGTATATCTCATGGGCATTTCTCTATCAGGATGTGTTTGTGGCCGGGATTATCAGTCGCAACGCGGACCAGGTGGACAAGACCAACTCATCGGATACCCTGTTCTTCAAGATCAAGGCGCTGCTGGGGCTGGTACTGAGTGTGCCTGCCGGGTTGCGTCTGCCCGAATGGATGAAGCCGAAAGGATTGAATAATGATTCCTCTACACTCCGTACAATCGCTCATCCAACAAAACAATGCAGCATACTTGGGGAAACCTCCACGTCACTCGCAGGTGTTGGTGGCCGCGCAACTATGCGAGTTAATGATGAGGCAGCTCGGTTTGAGAACTTCGATGCAGCGTGGGCAAATCAGGCAGCGACGACAACTCATAGATTTGCGCTTTCCTCTGCCGACCTCAAATCCCCCGGCTTCCGTGAACTTGCCGAACTGGGCCGTGCGGGACTGGCTAACCCGTATGCGAAAGCCCCCAGTTACCTGAGACTGGACTGGTGGGTGCATCCCTTCCATACCGAGGAGTGGTTCGAGAATGAGAAAGCCCGGGCAATCAACGACTTGCACTCCTTCGAGCGCGAGTATGAAATCTCTTATGAAGCTGGCCGTGGGGAGGTGGTATACCCACGAATACAGGATGTCCAACTTGGCCATTACCCATTCGATCCGAACCTCGGAACGTTGTATTGCACCATCGACCCCGGAACAAGTGACCCTGCGGCGATCATCTGGATTCAGGACGATCCCAAAGCCAACCGATACCGAATAGTCGATGCCTTCGAGGGCGTCGGTGGTGAGGATACGCACTTCATCGCAAGTGTCCTGACGGGCGTGTATGTCTCGGGTATCGGCGGCTACAAGTACCATCAGTACCCGGATATTGCCCGGATTATGGACTGGACGGGGAACTTGCAGGTGCCCGTGGTGTACGTGGGCGACCCGTATGGCAACCACCGTGGCGGTGACGGCAAGAAGTCCTTTTATGAAGGGCTCCGGGACGATAGCGAGAAACTGACCGGCGGTGCCAATGTGATCTATGTGAAGGCCCCAACCTCGATTGAGGTGCCTGGCATCACCACCAAGGACACACGTAACCATCTCCGGCGCAAGGTGGCGCTGAACAAGATTCTCGGCAAACTGGACTTCAACGATACCAAGGGTGCAGCATCCGTGCTGACCGCATTGAAGGAATCCAAGTACCCGGCCCGCAAAGAAGGCCGCACGTATAGCTCGGAAATCCTGGAGCCTGCCCATGACAAGTACAGCCACCGCAGGACCGCAATGGAGTTCTTCGCGGTGAATGTGGAGCCGTTGCAGGGCTCCGGTGGCGGGATGCAACGTGCCGTGCCGCCGATCCGCCGAACAATGGGTGGCCGCACGAGAAGGTGATATACTGCTATTACAGGGCGGCGTTGTTCGATGACAACGAGACTTCAGGTTGAACTCCTGATCGGCGCCGCTCACAGAAACGCTGCGGACCTTGAAGCCCGTGGCGTTTCTGTTTGTCTGGCAGTTCCGGTGTTAGCATCATCGCGATAATCATGGTAATGCGTCAGCGCTGGAGTTGCATATGGTTTTTCCGCTACAACAAGGTCCCCCGCCCATGATGCCACAGCCAGCGGCTATGGCATCGCCTATGGCACTTATGCCCCCCGAGGGTGTCCAACCGCCGCTTCCCCTGCAAATGGGTGGCGGCATGGATATTATGGGGATGCTTGCCGATCCCGAAGTGATGATGGCGCTTATCAAGTTGATGGAGCAGGAATCGGAACTCCAGAACGGTCCGCGCTACAAGAAGTGGTACAACCGCGAGGATTACCAGAAGCCTGAGTTGCAGGATATTATCTCTGCCGCCCAGCGCGACAAGTCCCTTCACAAGATGCTGATCGAGCGTATCCGCATGGAGCGCAAAATCCTCAACCTGCAAGTCGTCGGCACCTTCGAGGGCTTTGAGCCCGATGCCGAAGTCACATTCCAGGACCCGTCGCTTGTCCACGATTACAACCTTGCCGTGAACCTTGTCGCCACCTGCGACATCAACTTCGATGCGCGGGCAACCCGGTTGAGTAATGCCGAGATTGCCGAGAAGAAGGAACAGTTTGCCCACGCCTTCCGCGACAAGTGGGAGCGCAGGCACTCCCGTTCGTTTGGTACTGATCTCAAATATGATGAGGTCAAAACCGCAATGGGCACCGGGCACCTGTGCGCCCGACTGAGCCTGGACTTCAACGCGGAGTCCACGGAAATCCCCATCAATGCCGACCTGTTGGATGTGACTACCTGTTTCCCCACATGGGACGGCGACAAGGGCCTTGCCACGATGCGTCGCGTGTATTCGCAGACAGTCGGACAGGTTGTCGCGCTCTATGGCGGATTCAAGAAGGGCATCAAGAAAGACCTGTTGCAGGACAAAAAGGTCACCAACGCGGACGGTCGTGAACGCGACCGCAACATGAACGACCAGGTAGAGGTGATCGAGCATTGGGACCGGCGCTGGTACACGGTATCGGTGGACGGTATCGAAGCAGTGAACGCGGAACATCGCTTCGGCTTTGTCCCGTATGTGTACCTGGTATCACCGTATGGCGATCCCGGCATACTCAGTCTTCATGCGTTGGGTGCCCATACGGGTGCATCTGCGACGATTGAGGAAGAGATTGCCTTCAAGGGGTTGTCGCATATCTGGGCGATGCGTAAGGCACACGAGCAAAAAGAGGCCATTATTGGCCGCATGTTCACCGAACTCAAAAAGACGAACAACCCGCCACAGACCTTTGAGCAGGACGATCACACGTATGGTGATGCCCCGCAGATGAGTGAAGCCGAAGGCGCGATAAACCTGCTGCGTGCCGGCCATGAGCGCCGTGTCGCTGGCCCTGACAAGCCGGGGTTGTCGCTGGTTGGCCCGATTATGGGCGTGACCAATGAAGCCGCGATGCGCGGCATGATGCCTGCTGCATCCTATGGGCTCACCTCCAATGCGAATGAATCTGGCACGGCGATTGATGGGTTGTCTGAGGCGGGACGGGATAAGATCGCGCCGTGGTTGAGCATGATGCAGGTCTATGACCGTGAGTGCGCGGAAATGGCGATGCAACTCACCGCCGACTGGGGGCATTTGCTCGGTACGGATGGACAACGTGGCGAGTTTGAGATTGGCATGGCCCAACCAACCGAAGGCCGTGAGGGCATCGTCAAGATCACCCACATGGAACTCCGTGAGGCAGGCCCGAATATCCGTAGCAAGCGCACATCTATCAAGATGTCAGCCCTTGCCTCGTATGCCAATACCGTGATGCAACTCAAAAGCGGTGGCCTGATCCTGACCGAGGAAGCGTTGGAGATGCGCGGCGTGCAGGACCCACAGGCGTATGCCCGCAAGTTGCGTATTCAGGAACTCAAAGAGGACCCGGAATACAAGAAGATCGAGGTCATGCGGTTACTGGAGGAGGAAGGCGACTTTGCCGCTGTCTCCATTTACCGCGAGATGATGGCGAAACAGAACGCGCCGCCGCCACCGGGTATGGGTGGAAGTATGCCGTCAGGCTTACCCCCGGGTGCTCCGGGTGGCCCCGGCACTATGGGCGGGAATCCTGGTGGGCCGAGTGGCCCACAAATGGCACCGCAAATGAATGGTTCGCTGGGGATGCCAGCAAGTTTGCCCGGTCCCCCGCCACTTATGGACGGGATACCATCGGGCGCACGATAACAGCGATGGTGTGACGATAAAACGCACACTACAGTCAACAGCGTTGAGCGCATAAGGAGAGCAACATGGCAGGATATATCGACGAACGAACAGGTCAGGTTGTTGGCCCCACGGGGCAGCCTGTATTCACAAACACAGTAGCCCCAATCGCCCCTTCTACCGGATCGGTCAATCCCGCGTATACCGCGCCGGGGACATCCGGTGGTGACGGGTTTGCCGGTGGAACTGGCTGGGCCGGGAAGCAGGGCTATACCCCGGAGATGCTGGAAAGCATCTACCAAAACCCGTGGTTCCTGTTGCAGGACGTATTCAAGGGTATCGAAACCAGTAGCCCCGGCTATGCAGCGATGCGCGACTTTGGCGCTGACCCGTTGTCCTTGTTCTCCATGATGGAGGGTGCTGGTCGTTTGACCGCGAACGACAAGGGCGGCGCGGCCAATACCTTCGCCAACTTCCTCCAGAACCTCTACTCGCAACTCGGTACGCCGGGTGGCAAGGCATTGAGTTCCGGCGAACTGTTGAACAACATCTTCGGCCAGGGCGAGTTCGGCGCGGATTCCAAGACTGACCTTGGCGCATTGCTCGGACAGGGCGATGCCAGTACACAGATTCGCACCCTGTTCAACCTGCTTCGTGACGTTGCCGGGGCCGGGATGAATCCGCTTGCCGCAAGTGCCTACATGGGCTCTGTGCAGCAGGCCGGTGACGAATACGGTAACCAGATGCTCCGAACGGGCGCAGGCAGTACGCAGAATCCGGTTGAGTTCATGCGCGAGAAGTACCCGTGGCTCACAGGGCAGGCCCCACGATAGGAGATTGGCATGGTTGACTGGAATAAGCCGTTTACATCGACATCGGTTCCGGCTGCCACCGCTCCGTCTAACGTGTTCTTCGATCCGAACTCCACGTATGGCGCGGTCAAGAGTTGGAACACCACCCCGCTTGCCGGACAGATTCGGGAACAGGCCCCACAGTTGGCCTACTCGCAGTACGGCCAGCAGCAGGGCATCGCGGATAACGATAGCGCCTTCTCCCGGTGGTTCTACCAGCAGTACCCACGGTTCCAACGCGGGTATGGGCAGGCGACCCTGGAGAATCCGCTGATTACGATGGACCAGTTTATGAAAACCCTGCCGTCACTGGCAGCATTGCAGGCGCAGTTCCAGCAACTCTCCGCTGGACAGCGCGGCGAGAACAATGCGCAATTCGCGCCGGTCGCCCGATGGCTCGGCAGGTGAACTAGGTGGACCGTAGAGCATATAACGCTGATCTTTCTGTAGATTGGCAGGATTTACCCGGAGCGTCCCCCATTGCTGATGGGGGACTTTCCTCATGGACGAGCAAGTTCTCGGCTCCCGTATCAAGTAACTGGGCAAGTACCACCCCAACGCCATACGACTACACGATGGGGAGCGGCTCCGGGAATCCCCTGATTAATGACTTCGGCGCGTCGTTCGGTAACTACTCGGCCAGCTTCGATCCGATGAACGCCTACTCCAGTCGCCTGATCGGTGGCCGGATCGACAAGTATTACAAGGACACGCCGTCTGAGTGGCAATCGTTTGAGGAGCAACTTGCCGCTGGCCCGTCCGGTGGTGGTGGTAACGTTAGCAAGAATCCAGGGTTTGCCAGTGGCAACTTCAACAAGGACCCGGCTGTATTCGGGGAGATTGAGGCTGCTGCCGCCAAGTATGGTATCCCCGCGAACCTGTTGAAGTCGATGATCGCACGGGAATCAACCGGCGATTGGGAACGGGATGGGAATCGCACGCCAGAGGTTCGCCCCGGTGACCGTATCCTCCCGTATGTCGGTATCTTTGAGAGTACCGCGAAATCATGGGGCTATGACTTCAATGCCATGATCGGCAACCGGGCCTTGCAGATTGACGCAATGGCGAACGGCTTGCGGCAAATCTACAGCCGCCCCGGTGTGGGCGACAAGTACGGGTGGGACGGGGTTATTGCCACCTATTACTCGGGCAACCCTGACCAAACCTATACGCCCCCCGATAGCCTCGTTCACGGCACCACATCCATGTATGTCTCACAGGTCAACGGCATGTGGCAACAGGAGGATGCGTGGACACAGGCTAACGGTGGTGTTGTTGGCAGTCGCATGGGTGTATCGCTCGGCAGTCCACAGGACCCGAACTGGCAGCCCGTGAACCAGTGGGACAGCCTTGTTGCCACCGCTGCATCCAGGTACGGCGTGCCGCCAAACCTTGTGAAGTCGATCATCCGGCTTGAATCGGGCGGCGTGCCCACGGCACAGCATGGCGCGAGTGGCGCAACCGGGCTCATGCAAATCATGCCGGATATCTGGAACGGCGGTAACGCAGAACAGTTGTTCGACCCGGCCTATAACATCGACCTCGGCACCAAAATCCTGAAATCGAACTACGACCAGCACGGCTCGTGGGAAATGGCTGCGCGTGCGTATCTCGGGTTGGTAGGCGCTGACGCCAACGGCACCACCAATGAGATGTACTGGAACCAAATCAACGGGTACTGGAAGGAACTGGACGGGAGTACGGGTGGCGGCACAACTGGCCCCGCAGGTGGCGATGTCCTGCCATTGAGTTCTATCTGGGGGAATATGCCCGGCGTGAGTGTGACGCAAGGGAACCTGGAGGCGAACGATTGGGTGCTCAACCATACGAGTGTGGAGTATGGCGGGCGGCAACTGAGCGGGCGCGGCATGTATGACTATGCGTATGAACAGTTCGGGCAACTGGGGCATCCGGGCGTTGATTACGGCATGGAATATGGAACCAAAATCTATACCCCGGTCGGCGGCACGGTGATCGCTGCCGGTGGCACCGGGTTCTACGGCGATGACAATGGGGGCATTGGCGAAATCCGGGTTCGGATGGATAACGGCCATGAGTTGATCTTCGGCCATATGGGATCGGGCACGGTACAGGTGGGCCAGCGTATCAACGCGGGGAGTCTTGTTGGCACATCCGGCACGGCAGGTTCAGGGCCACACTTGCACCTTGAATACCGGGTGCCCAACCCGCAAACGCCTTCCGGCTGGATGAGCGCGGACCCGGCAACCCTGACCACGGGGGGCGTGTTGGCCGGTGGTCTTTCATCCCTGAGCGGGCAAATAAGTGGACGGCCAATGCCAACCAGTTATCAAGATATGATTATCGCCATCATGCGAGGTGATACAGTTCAAAGCAACAATGTGTCCAGTGGCAACGCATGGAACGACTGGCTTGTGGCAAACATGTTCCGGTAAAGGGGATAAGGAATGGTATCTGATTTCGAGAGATTCCTTGAAGGACTTACATCGTCAATGGGCCTACCGGGTGCGCCCACAGCGCCACCGCCTATCCGTACCCAACGGCCAGAGCCACTGCCGTATTCCAACGCAACACCACAACAGCAACAGGCCATTCAGCAGGCATCCGCAGGATTGCCGCCCGACCTGGTAGCGCAGATCGCGCAACTTGCGGCTGCACCTGCCGCACAGCAGATGCCATCCCCGGCGATCAACCCGAACCTTATGGCATCGACCACAATGCCGATGGGCTATCAGCAGCCTGCCCGTGATACTGCCCCGGTGCAAGCGCCGCAACCGAAGCCAACCGATAACCCCTACGCTGCGAAGGATGGCGAGGGCTACGTGTTTGTGGCCTACGATACCGGCACAGAGGAAGGCGAAGTCACGGTTGCCGTGCCTGAGCGGTATGTGCCAACCCTTCCGGCTGGAACGCGGGTTATCAGTGAAGTGATCCCGGCATCCCGGCGTGACGATATGGCCGCGAACAACGACTTGCTTGAACAGCAGTCGGATACGGTCAAGAATGGCATTGTCCCGCCGAAGCAGGTTGCCGTTGCCAAGAATCCTGAAATCCTGGTTGTTGAAGATCGGCAAGGCAATATCTCCACGATCTATGCAACCGAGGAAGTCCCGCAGGGGTCCAAGGTTATCCGTCGCGGTGGCGGTGAGCAATCCGGGGAGAAAATGGTTGCCACGGGTAGCCCAACCGTCGTCGGTGAAATGACTGATGAACAGGCTGCCGCAAACCGGGCACAGAACACCGCAACGGTGGACGCCGAGGGCAACATTGTTGAGCCCGATAAGGAAGTGCGGGTACTGTCGATTGCCGAACTACGTGCCATTGATACGCCTGAGACAACCGAGATGGCTGACCGGCTGGAGCAGAGCGGGTTGACTGAGTACCGCGATGATACCGCGTATATCCAGGACCCGGAAACCGGGCGACTGACGGCAATGCCAATGGACGAATACCTGGCACAGTCAGAGGATGCCAACGCACCGTTGCCTGCGATGACAACCAATATCATCCGTGATGAGCACGGCATGCATACGGAAGCGAACGAACTGGAAGCGCAGGGCATCTATGTGATCCCTGACGGCAAGATGGCCGTCAAGCGCAATGGGACGTGGACGATTGTTACCGCACAAGAGAATCCCGCGAATGTCGATGATGTTGTCTACGGCGGCGTGAGCAAGCCGCTGGAAGATAAGCGCATTATCGGCAGTGGTGGTGACTTTATCGAGGGCATGAAGGACCTTGGCGGTGGCGTGCTTCCTGCCTTGGCTGCATTGGACAAGCCGCGCCGATGGACCAATGAGCAAATGGGCAGCATCTTGTATGAGCAGGCGTCCGGCAATGATGTGAACCTCCCCGGATGGGACCCGTTGACCTCATTTGTCCTCGGTGCCCCCGGGTCAGACTTGAAGCCGGGGAAAACAAAACTCACGTCGGAGGAAGGTTCGATTGGGGAGTGGGCGAAAGCCAACCCTGATAAGGTGATTGACCTGTATGAGAATGGGTATGACGCGAATGATGATGGGGTTGTGGACTTCACGGGCGGCGAAGCGGTCTTTGAATACTGGGTAGGCCAACAGAATATGCTCACCCGTGTCGTGGGCGAAATCGCGGGCGATCCACTGAATATCGCTGCCGGTGGTGGTGGCTTGCTCCGACGTGGTGCTACCAAGGTCGCGGGGGAAGCCGCAACAACCAGCATTGGCCGCAACCTGCTTTCTCGCGGCATGAATACCACAGGACGGTTGCTGCAACTGCCTGACGAACTGATGGATGCGGCCCTGTCCCGGACGGCGCGGGGTACGTATAACACTCTCACGACAGAGGGTGTGCGGACAGGGCTTGCCGATAAACTGGCAACTGCCCGCATTACTGGCAAGCTGTTCCGGGACACCGACCAGGTTGCCATGACAAAATCGCAGCAAGACGTAGACCGCTCCGTGTCCACCCTTGCTGACCAGCAGGCGCTGACCCGTCCGATGGATAACCCGCCGCCAACGACCGGCACCGTGCCACCTCCAACTGCGCCTGATGTGCCACCTGCGCCACGAACGCCGGATGCTCCTGCATCGGGGCAACCGCCAACCGTCGTGTCCTCGGTGGATACGCCGCCAATCCCGCGTGAGGTGATCGAGACATTGCCGCCCGCGCAACGTGCCCTGTATGAGAACTGGGATCAGCAGTCACTTGATATTGGTGGTGAATCCCCGTTCTCGTATCGTGAGGATGGGTTGCCGGACGCGCCGAACTGGGGTATTGCGACACCGCGTACCGATGAAGATGGGCGTGCTGTCCTTGAGCTTCTGGAGGAAGATGATTACGCACGCCGGATTGTGGATGAAACGTATGTTGCAGTTGGCAAGGACCTCCCGGATCGGTGGAAGTTCTTTGCGGACCTGCACGATCCGAAGGCCCGCCGATTCGATGCCAAGGAAGAGGAACTAAAAGCCCGGAGTATCGGCCAGAAACAAGCCCGTGGCGGGAAGTTTGACTACCCGCACAAGGCGCTGTCTGCGGTCAATGAAGCCCGGTACATCATTGATGACTTGATCCCTGACTTCAAGCAGGCGTTCCCGGATCGGGAGATTCCCGCGTACCGCTTCAAGAACAAGGCCAAGACCGCAACGCTGGATAGCACCGAGAACGATGACCTGTTGCTGGAAACCTTCATCTTTGGCGATGCGGATGTATCTGATGCTGCACGCCGGACGTTGGGCACCCGGGCTTTCAACCGGGAAGATGCCCACCTTGCCGCGCTTATCCGTACAGCAGGCGAGTATCGCACCCGATACCTGGACCGGCTTGCAGGCCGTGTGCCTGAACCGCGTGCCGCTGCACCGACGCCAACCATTTCGACAGAGCCATTGCCCACCCCGCGTCAGGCTGCCCCGGTAGAGCCGGAAGGCATCATGGATGCCCCGATTGTGGAGCCTGAGCCGGTGCGTCGTGGTGTAGGGCAGGAGCAGCAGGGGGACTTGCGCGTTCCGACAGAAAGGGAAACGGCCGAGGCGCGTAAGCAGTGGAACACAGAGAACAATCGCCTACGCGCATTAATGAAAGAAAATAATGTTAAGCCGGAGTGGGTGAGCGCCTACGCGCAGCGTAAAGGGCATGCCAGTGCGGCAGGTCTTACGCTGGATGAGCTCACGTACCTGAAAAACAAGTTGCGGACAGACGCGGCAGGAACGAAGGAAATGCTGGAAGCTTTCTTTGAGGCCAGCGCACCGAAGGGTGTTGCTGGGATTGAGAGCATGGCCCCTGCCGATATTCGCACCACATGGGGCATGAAGAAACGGGACCTGCAAAAGAATCTCGGTATCGACAAGTCACTCCAGCCACGGTCGAAACCGTTTGATGAGGAACATGTGCGCGGCATTGTGGATAACTATGTCGGCGAACGCATGGACCCGATCCTTCTCAAACGCGGCAAGGATGGCAATGCCTACGTTGTTGCAGGCCACAACCGGCTAGAGGCAGCGCGTCGGCTGAACGTGGATGTGCCAGTCAGATATACGGACGCGAGTGGCGATGATCTTCTGCGGCTTTCCCGTGAAACCAACATGCAGAACCTTGGCATGTCGAACGCGAACATCGCGGAGGATGTGCGCCGAATGGTGGACGAGGGAAAGTCGTTTGAGGAGATTGGCCGTGCGTTGAAATTGTCCCCGGACGGCATTGCCAAAACTCCGGCGACAATGGCTGAACGGTACTACAACTACTCGTTCCTGAATCCTGACAGCAACCTTGCCCGGTTGACTGACCAGGGCATCTTGCCGATGGAAATCTCCGCCAACGCTGGTCGGGGTATCCGCAATGGTGCGCTGGATCAGGCAGAGGTTCAGGCACTTGCGTTCCGGGTATCTGATAACCGGCTCAACCCCAAGAAGTTTGATGACATTCTCCGGCGTGCAATCAAGCGTTCCGAGGAAGGCAAGTCTCAGCAGATGGGCGGCATGTTTGAGGGGATGAATGTCAGTGACAACCTCAAAGCCGCCGAGGATGAAGTGGACGACCTGTGGCGGCAATGGACGAAAACCCATGACGATCTTCGCCTTGCCAACGATTCCCCGGTACGGAGCCGCACAGAGATAGCCCGACTGGAAGCAGAACGGGCGCGTCTTGCCGATGAACTGGACATCCCTGATGCCAAGATAGGGATGCGCAACCCCACGCCGGAAGGGTATCTCAGCCGGGATTACCAGGTTGATGAGGGGGCTGCGGCTGCAACTCGTACTGCACCAGAGTTCGATAATTCAGGGCCGCTTGTTGATGAGATGCTAGATGAGGATGGCAACCCCATTATCTCGGCAGCACAACGGATGCGCGATAGTGGTGCAAGCCCATTGTTTAGCCAGCGACAAACACCGGAAACCCGGTGGGCACCACGGGCGGTCAACCAGCGTGGGCCAACCACAGCGGCAGTGGCCGTGTATGGGCACCCGATGGGGCAATGGGAGTTCCCCAGCCTGAACCTTGATAGCATCAGCAGCCGGGTGAACAAGAAGGTTGCCAACCCGTTCTACAAGGGCGAATCCGAGTTCCTGTCTCCCCGTGCAAATACGCAGCGGCCATCGGCACAATCCCGTGATGCTGATTACTGGGCGGATACATCGCGCGCACCTGAATCGGAAGTGCGGATTGTCCGTGGGCGCGTCGTTACCGAGAACGATTGGGATGCGCACATCCTCAGCCAGCGGTTTGACGATGGTGAGCAAATCCTGGATCGGTGGTCACGTCTTGCCGACGAATATGAAGGCCGTGGGTTGACCGCAGAACAGGCCGATGTTCGCGCTGCCGATCAGGTGATGGCGGACTGGGGCGAACAGGTTATCAAGGATTACGACGCCAAGCACGGCACCTCGTACCATGAAAAGTACGTGGAGGAATACGAGCGCGTCACCACCACCGGCAAGAAAGAGGACCGGCTGGAAGGAACGCACGCGCAAATCGTGGCAACCCAGCGGGCGATTGGCGGCACCAACAAGGCCACCACGATCTACGATGACTACCTTGGCATCATGCGCGAGATGACGCTGTATAACGTGTTGTCTGGCCCGCGCTACATCATGACGCAGTTGATCGGTAACACGATTACCGCGATGATTACCGGGAACTTCGGAATCATCCCCCGCGCGATTGGTGAGTACAAGTCTTCGTACCAGCAGATGAGCGGTGTCAATAACGACTGGGTGATGAAGATGCTCGGCGGTATTGGCGATGGTGAACTCTCTGAGCGGACGTTGCGCAAGGGTATCCGTGAACTCGAAGGTGAGCCCCGGATGATCCTGTTCGACGGGACTGACCGGATGATGCGGGAATGGAACATCGGCACCGAGCGTGGCGACATCTTCAACGTCGTGCGTGATGAGGTCACCGAAGTCGGTGCGCCAACGAAGCTCCACAACCTGCGCCTTGGCAGCATGCAAATCGGCAAGCGGGTCGATGGGGTGTTTGCCAACCGCGCGGTGCGTGATATGGCGAACGCATGGGACTTGTCCTACCGCAAGGCGATGTATGGTCACATGCTGCAACAGAACAATGCCGGTGCCCGGATTCACATGCGCAACCGCATGATGGAAACCATGCCATCGTCCTTGCCCACCAGCGAGTTCAACCGCATGTGGGATGAGATCCCGGACTTCTTCGGCAGTGATCGTATCCGCCAGGTATTCGGGGAAGTGGATGCGAAGTGGGCTGACCGCATGGCGCGTGACTGGCAGAGCGCGATCCGCAAGATGGATATGGATGCCCGTGACAAGACCTACAAACTGTTCTTCTCCGGGTATGAGCGCAACGCGGATAAGGCGCTACGCCGGGTGTTCTTCTTCCACTACTGGATGAGCCGTGCCACGCCACTGTACACAGAGGCATTGATGCGCAATCCGGGCGTGATGAACGCGTATGTGAAGATGCTGGCTGAAATCAAGGAACAGGAGGAGGAAGGGCGGTTCGGCCCTGCGGTCAACGGCTTCCTCAACTTCTTGTCCACCCCGTTCGGGTTCAACATCTTCATCCGGCCTGATGCCTTCCTGCAAACCGTGTTTGCGCTGGACGACGGTTCGGACTTTGCCCCCGAGGGCGAGACATTCCTGGGGACATTGATGCGCAAGTCGCCATTGATGATTAACCCGTTGATTGATTCCGCCGCGAACCTGCTTGGTATTCAGGGGGATACCTTCGCACCGGACCCGCTGATGCTGGGGCAGTGGAGCAACCTTTCCACCAACGGCACGAACTTCGTGAAGTCTCACATGGGCGATGAGGTAGGCTCCCCGACCCGCAACAGCTATAGCGATCTGTTGGCATGGGTGCGAGAAAAGACCTCCGGCTATGTCGGGTTGCCAAAGATCGAGATGACGGATTCAACCCAGTATGCCCGACGTGATGTCAACTACTTCATCATGGAAGTGGCTGAGGAACGCGGCCTTGACCCGATGGGCGTTGAGGCAATGGCGGCAATGGACGATCCCGAGAGTTCGCTGTACAAGGAAGCCTTCAACCGCTACTCCGAGATGAAGTTGTGGGAACACGGGCTACGGTTCTTCCCGATTACGGCCCCGCTGTACCCGAAGGTGCGGCAGGAGCGTGGGGATGAAACCCGCTACATCATCAACAGCGCAGAGCCGGGAAGCAGTGAGCGCGAGGAAGCCATGAACCAGCGGGCTATCGCGCAAACGTCTGACCCGGAAGCGCGGACGCTTGCCTTGCAGCAAAAGGAATACACATCGCTTGGCAAGCCGGATGAACGCGATGCGTACAGTACCTACAACGGTATCCAGTACGGCGGCTTGAAGGAGCCGGTGGTGATCGACGGGGTGGCTGTTGACGACTGGGTGCTGTTCGGCATGACGGAGGACGAACGCAAAACGGCTGCCGATGCGTGGGCTGAACAAACCGGCAATACTGACAAGGTTGAATCCGTGCGGGAACTCCGCAAGGAATACCGCGAATCGCACCCTGAATATGCCGCGTATGTCGATTGGCGCGGGCAGGTATCCGACCACGAAGGTGGAGCGATTGAGTATTGGGCCGACCTTGCCGAGGGCAACCCCAACGCTGAACGGTATCTCTCCAATGTTGAGGAGGGGGAGCCCGGCGACGTCGAAATGAACCTGACCAGCGTGACTGCATACATGCAGTACATGGGTATCCGTCCAACCATCTACGACCCCAACCCGATTAGCACCAACAACGGGCAGGGGCAACCCTACAACCCGGCTGGTGCTAGCGATAGCAATGGGGAATGGGGTAGCGGATCGTCTACCACGATTGAAGAGGACCTGGTTGCATACGACGAGGAGATGACGGCATGGAATGCGAAGTACGGCGACCTGCGGAACATGACGCCACCGATGCGGGACGCGACGATGCAGATTGCCCGCGATAACGGCGACGAGATGCCATACCTTTCGGCCAAGGCAAAGGACTACATGAAGTGGGTAGACGCGCAGACCCCTGGCACCGATACCAGTATCCCCGCGTATGAGAAGTGGAAGGAAGGGCAGGATGCCGACGTAGAGAAGAAGCCCGGCGATCAGTCCCCCGAGGATAGGGAGAAGGCCAAACGTAAGGAGAGTTCATACGCACCGACTCAACCTCAGTATGCAGGCGGTATCAATGAACTTCTATCTCTGTTGCAGTTCTAGTGTCAGTATGAAACGTACTCTAGTGATATGGCGGAAAACGCCAAGGAGGAAAGATGGAACGTAACCAGTACGAGCAGAATCCCAACGCCCCGGTTCCCGCGTCAGCCGATAGCCCGCAGCCTGTTTACAACGAGGTAAACCAGGGTGGTCAGGGATATGCGCCTGGTGCCGCAGCCGAGCCGATTCAGGAAGAGCCCGTTGATTACGCTGCCAGAGCGCAAGCGCTTGAAGCAGAGAAGCAGCGCATTGAACAAGAGAACGCGCAAATGCAGGCCACGTTGCAGAACGTCCGAATGTGGGCAGAGCAGCAGGCCGCTCAACAGGAGCAGCAACAGCGTCAGGCGCAGATTCAAAGCCGAGAGCAAGAGATTCTTAACCGCGCCGATACGATGCCGAGCGACGACGCCCGGAAGTACATCGCAGAGGAAATGCGGAAACTGCGAGATGAGGATGCTAACCAGTATCGAAATCAACTGGAGCAAACAAAACGTACGCTTGCCCGTCCGTTGTACATCGACAACCTTGTGAAGTCGCATGGGCTTTCCGATGAGGATCGTCAAACACTTCTCGGGCTCGAAAACCCGGATGATGCAGCGCGTATGGCTCCCTACCTCAAAGCGCAGAAGCAACAGTATTCCACACTCCAACAGCAAATTGACCAACTTTCTCGATCCCAACAGGCGCAGCAGCTGCAAGGTACTGGCGTCGGGCTCGTGGGTGGGGTAAACGGGCCGACAGGCAACGTGGCGCTTCCAACAAACCCTGATGAAAAGGCCGCGTATGTCTACGCGCAGTTGAAGTCGGGCACCTACAGAGGATAACGACATGGCTGTAACCACACTGAGGGCGGCACAAACGTCCTACCCCACCACGTTTGATGGTGGTACGTCTGACCAGTTCTCCGGCAATGGCCTGGGCATTGGCCCGTTCATGGACGCGATTGAGCGACAGGATACCAAAATCCTGAACTCCATGAAAAAGGGCAAGGCCGGTAACCAGCGCAAGGAACGAACGGGTATGCACGGGGTAACCCCTCGTGGCTCCAAGGTTGGGTCTGCGGTTCTTGCCGCCGATACCACCGTGAATCTTCCTGCCGGGCATGGTGTCCGATTTCAGCAGGGCCACGTACTCCAGGTGACCGCCGCTGCCAGTGGAGCAACCGAGATTATGTGGGTCAACGCTGATCCGGCTACCGGCTCCCTGTCCGTGAAACGGGCGCAGGCTGGCACCACTGCCATTGGCTTCGCTGCCAATGACACGATCCGCATTATCGGTATCGCAATGCCACAACTCTCCGATTACCCCCTCGCGCCTGTCTCCCGTGGCCGGATGTTCCACAACTTCTATCAGGAGTTCAGCAAGCATCTGACCATCTCGAACCAGGCTGATCAGGAACCAAGCATTGAGTTCCCGCAGGGTGGCCTTCTTGCGAAGGACATGGTGAAGCTCGGTAAAGAGTTGAAGATGGACCTTGAACAGGCGTTCATCAATGGTCGCCGCCAAGAGGGTACTCCTGACCCGAGCAACCCGATTCCGGCCATGACTGGTGGCTTGATCCAGTTCGCGGAACTCTCCGGTAACGTGTTCAACGTGGGTGGCGCTGCCGTCCTGCTGAGCATCGACGTTATCAATGAGGCGCTGATTACGCTTGACGAGTCGATTGGTGACAATCGCGGGGCCAAGATGTTGATGAGCCACCGCACCAAGCAAATCTTCAATCGGCTGAAGTACCCATCGGACTACAATCGTGGCACCGATGGCACCAATGTTGACCTGCGCTGGAACACCGTGGAGACTGACTTCGGGCGACTGGAGTTTGAGTCTGAGTACGGTATCCCGGACGGCCTTATCATCCTGTTCGACCCGAGCGAGATGGAGTACGCACCATTTGTCGGTGAGGATTGGCACGAGAAGGACGTACCGACCAAGGGTAACTACAAGTGGCGCGGCGTTTCCGGCACCTACACCTTCCGACCAGGTGCAGTTCCGGGCTATGCGCTCATCAACAACTTCAACACGACCCTGAGTGCATATCCGGCATGGGGCACACCGTAGCGCATAGCTTCGTAGCATAGGAGTACCATCATGGCTGTACTGAGTAAAGAACTGATCGGTGGGCGCGAAACCAAGGAAGCCGTCGTGTATAGCGCCGGTAACCTCGACACTTCTTTCGCAGAAGTGGCATGGTCCAGCACCACAGAGCACGGCACCCGGACCGTGACCCTCGATAAGGCGGTTGCCGCGAACCAGGCTGACCGCGACGTGATTGATGCCCGCGTGGACGCTGCGGCGGACGTATAGGCATCTATGGAAAGGGGTGGTGGTTCTGCCACTGCCCCTTCTTTGTAAGGAGCGAACATGGGACGAAACGCAAGCACAACCACCCTCACGTCTGTTGAAAACATGGACCTTGCCAGTCTTGCTGAGGCAGAGTTGGAGGACATCTACAAGGGTGCCCCTGATCGGTTCAGCGATGCCGGTGATCCTTCCCCGGTAATCGAGCATGTAGACGTTGAGAACGCACCTGATGTAGATGCGGTGGACGACCTGATTCTGCTGGTGAATATCAAACACACCGAGGAGAAGGTGTTCCTGACGGACGATAGTGGCAAGCGTTGGTCTGGCGATACGGCGCAGTTCACCAATGGTCGCCTGATTACGGATCGTGATACCGCGAACAAGGTCCTTGCCGCTGCCCCGCATGTGTATGAGGAGCCCAAGACTGGCGAGTGGTTCACCCACGATGAGAGTGGCTTCCGCACCCGTAACCATACCAAGTGGCAGCAGTACGTCCAGATGTGGGCGGATAACAGGTAATGGCTAGTCGCGTTGGCAGTGACCCCATTACCAAGGAATCTATCGGGCTTGGCAATGTTGATAACACTGCCGACGTAGACAAGCCGATTAGTGCAGAACAACAAACGGCGCTCTCCCGCGTTGACCCCGGCACTACGGGGGCAGCGGGCGAGTATATGACGCTCGGTATTGGTGGCGTCCCCGCATGGATGGGCGAGGCCACGGTAAACGTGCTGCATCCCCGCTTCAGCGTGCCTGCCAGTGGCGATACCACGGCGGCGCTGCAAGCCATTATCACCGCCAACCCTGGCCAGACGATTGTATTCCCTCCCCATACCTACGACTTCACAACGCTCAACATCCCCGACGCGGATACGCATATCGTTCTGATGGCGGGCGCGGTGCTGAACAAGACCACATCATTCACTGACGGCATTGTTGTCACGGGAGCCAATGTCACAATCAGCGGCCCCGGCAGGATTCAATGCCCGGCAGCGTGGAACGCGGTCAATACCGCCTGGACGTATGCCGTTGTGCATGTGAAGGGCGATGGATTCACGGCGGACGGTGTGCGGTTTATCAATGTCCCCAAGGTTTGCATCGGCATCCGCGATGTGAACGACGCGCAGGTGCTTGGCTGCCGCATCAATGGCAATATCCCGCAGTCGTACTACACCGGCACGGAAACCGGGCACTTCGCTATCTGCTACGACCCACCTGCGACTGAGCCGAATGGCAACGTCGTTGTCACTGGCAATCTGATCAGATCGTGTGTGCAGGGTTTTATCGAGGGCAACTTCGGTACTGGCACGGTGTCGCTCGGCATCACGATCAGTGGCAATACCTTTGAGCGTTGCCGGGATCATGGCATCTATCTCAGCAACGCTCTCGGCACCCTCATCAGTGGCAATAACTTCTCGCGCTGCCGTGTTCCGGTCGCCGCCACCGGAGACTTCCATGTGGTTGACGGCAATACGATGTACACCGATACCACGGATGCGCTGCATGACGTGACTGGTATCAGCCTGCGCAACGCCAACGGCTGTGTCGTTTCCCATAACACCATCAAGGGTGTGTCACTGGCGAGCGGCACGGTTATCTCGATTACACGCCTGACGACTTCCGGCCCGATCAATAACAACATTGTTGAAGGCAATACGATCATCTGTTCGGGTGGCGCGGGGCGGGGTATTTCCGTTGGCCCGTCCAGCCTGGCAACAGAGATGTCCGGCAATATCATCCGGGGCAACATCGTCAAGGTGCCGGTTGTCGCCAACTTCGGGATCATCTCCCTAACGGCGTCGGCAACAGTTCGTGGCACGCACAACGAGGTGAGCGGTAACACCATCACCTATATCAACGCCACCAACTCCTACGGTATCCACCTGAACTACCAGGACCATGCCATTGTCCGCGAGAACCTTATCAAGTGGGAAGTGGACGCGGCGTCGGCAACAGTCATTGACGGTGTGCGTATGGTGGATTCCATCGACTGTGTGATTGAGAGCAACAGGCAAGTGGTCACGCCTGCATGGGGCACGAACATCACTATTCGTGGCCACCACGAATCCGGTACATCCGACTACAACTACGTTGCCAACAATGTCTATCTCTATGACCTGACCAAGCTGACCGGGGCAACACCGTTGCTCATGCTCGGCGCGAACTCCATCCGCGACAACAACCGCACAGCCCGCGCGTGGCCGTCACATGAGACAGGAGCGGGTGCACCAAGTGCTGCGCGTCCGAACGGCTCAACCTACCGGCGTACCGACGGGGTAAGCACTACTGACAACCTGTATATCCGCAGAAGCGGGGCGTGGGTAGGTATCGCCTAGCGGCGGGGAGAGTATCATGGCTATTCGAGGCATCATAGGCGAAACACTGCGAACCAGCATCAATCACTTTGATGCCTCTGGCAACGCGATCCTTGGCGCAACCTTCACTGTTCTTACCGCCAATCGACCGGACGACACGGTGTTCCCGGTATCGTTCCGGGAGATTGGCGGCGGCACGTATGAAGCGTCGGTTGTCACCACGGTTTACGATGTGACCGGCGAATGGTTCCTGCTGGTTCAGGCCGACAACGGGTTCCGGTACGAGGAAACCTTTGACATCATCGGGTATCCGCTGAGCCAGGAAATCGTCCCGGCCCCGGTGTATCCGCAACTTGGCCCCAGCCGGTCTGAATTACGGCGTGCAGTGGCTGAATCCCTTGGCGACCTCACGACAGTGACGGCAACCGCGACCGGCACCGAGGCGATGATTGTCGATAACGTGAACCTCGCACAGGAAGTCAACGCCTTCAAGGGGATGCAGGTTATCTGTATCTCGTCGGCGTCGGCGCAGAACGTGGGGCATATTGGCACGGTGATGAGCAACAACCCGACAAATCGTTCGATCATGATTGAGCCGCCGTTGCCTGCGTTATCTGTCCCCGGCGATACCTATGAGATGTACAACTACCGGGGTAACGGCTGGAAGGTAGATCAGTACAACCGGGCTATAAACCAGGCGATTGCGCGGGCCGGTGATGAACACGCGCCGCTGCCTTACGATGTGACGATTGACCATGATGCTGAATACCTGTCGATCCCGGCTGAGTTCTCCCACTTCTCGGGGGTGCAGGCGATTGATCGGTACGGCAAACGCAAGGAAGTCCCGGCCAAGAACCTGCACTTGTCACGCGGCACCCGCGAGTTCTCCCTGAGTGGCAACTATTCCTACTCGGGCCGTGGATATTCCACCTTGCGCATCATCGGGTCACGCCGTCCTGACCAGTTGCTATCAGACGATATGCGCACACACATTCCCTTTGACTGGGTGGTGCATGAGGCGGCAGCGATCCTGTTGCAGCATGACGTAAGCATGGGCATTACCCAAGGCGAGCGTGACCGGATGCTGGCAATGGAGCGGCAAGGCGCGGATGGCAGGCGAAGTATGGTAATCCGGTCTTTCCCACCAGGAACAGTCAAGCTGCCAAGTTAGGGGTAACGCATGAAGCACGTCCAGGCAAACAACAATACCGTTCGGCTGGATGGCATCGACCTTCCGGTTGAGGGCGACGTGCGTCCGAACAATCTTGCACGGTTGATGGGCAAGGTCACGTTTGGCGATTACTCGCAGGATTCTGACCCGCTGCAAAGCGTGGCAATCTGGTCATCGTTTACGGGCGGTATCGGCAATGAAACCTTGAAAGAGGGTGTTGATGACGAAACGTACTGGACGGGCACACTCGAAACACGCTATCCGGGAATGGTTACGCTACCTGCGCTTACGCACACATTCCCCGCACCGTCTGGTGACGTATCGAGAGCCTATCCACTGGAGGACTATCCGGCTCGGGCACCGTCACTATGGTGCGCGTTTAGCACGACACTCGCGAGGTGGAACGACACAACCCGCGTCTTTACGTCAATCGGGACACTGGCAGCAGAGCCCACGAACAAGGCCGTAGAGTACAACAATCTCTTGTGGATACCCCTTGGCCTTGGCGGGTATGCCACGGTCAACGATCTTGGCACGATCACCCCGTATACCGATCTGAACATCATTGCCTTTGTGGTATGGGATAACAAGATCGTGGCGCTCACCTATGAGGGTGTGCTGCGGATCAAGTATCTGGCAACGGCGTGGGAAGTGGCTGACCCGAACCTTGCCCTTCCATCCGGGCATGTGCCCCGCAACCTTGTGGTGTTCATGGACCAGCGGCAGGACCCGACGATTCACATCATCACCAATCGAGATGTGTGGGCGTATGACCGGGGACTTGCACGGCTGGTGCGAACACATTTGCAGTTCCCCCGGCACCCGGATCAGGGCTTGGCATCGACCGTATGGCGTGGCGAATCCATGTACGTCAGTGTTGGCCTCGGTATCCACGGGTACAACGGCGGCATCATCACATCAATGGGGCCGGACGGACGGCACGGGCTACCGGCTGATCTGCGTGGCCGCGTGGTTGATTTGGAGCCAGAGTATAACGGGCTGATTGCCGTGATCGAGGGGGCGCAGGTCGTAGTCAGCGAGGGGCAAGAGTTCTACCATGTGCGCCGTCAGTACCAGGACGATATGACGGGATTCCCCACGGTGAACGCACGGTCCACTATCCTGCGCTTTACCGGATATGGCTGGCATCCTGTCTGGACAAGCCCGGATGTAAGCGGGTTACCCACATGGGCACATGTATCGGAAGCAGATGGTGAGTACCGGCTGTGGTGGGGCTATGCTGGCGAGATGTACTATCAGGACTTGCCCGTGACGTTCCACAATCCCAAGGCAGGGATGCAGGTCGGGGTTGCTGACTTTGCCCCACGCGGGTCGCTGACGACCGGATGGTTTGACGCGGATATGATCGCGTTCTACAAGTTGAACGGCCACTGCGAAATCAATACCGAAGATGTGTTCAGCGACGGCACGCCTACGGGCGAAATCAGTTTGTTCTACCAGAGCGATACTGATCCGGGCTGGCACCTGATGGGCAAGATGGACCGGATTGGGCGGGCAATATTCCCGTTCAACCTGATTGAGACTGAGGGCGATGCGACATTCAGCGCCGGATTGCTGACACGGCGTATCCGGTTCCGTCTGGACTTTGCCAGTGACAACCCCAAGTATTCCCCGGTGATGCGTTCCTTCCTTGTGAAGTTCATCAAGATACCGCTGTCCACTATCACGTGGACGTTTGAGGTGGACTTGAAGAAGGTGTCGTTTATGGGCATGGGCGTCAACGACATTGCCAACCATCTCGACGACCTCGCTCACAGTACCGAGTTGTGCGAGTTCATCCACCGTGACCGGCATTACCGTGTCCGGGTGGCGCAAGTATCCGGCTCGGAAAAGACAGGCGTAGACCCGCGTTCTGTGAAACAGCTTTCGATTGTCGAAATGGTGCTCCCCGCGAATGAGTTGAGGGAGCCGCCAAGTGGACCGTGAACGCACCAATAGGGACCTGTATAGGCCACCGCGATTACGCACACCACCTGCCCTTCCTACGGGTCCCCGCATGTACCGGGAGCCAAAGGATAAGGGTTACAAGGGTCCGACCAGTGAGCCGCCACCGGGGTTTGTGCGTGGCACCACGAGCAAGACAGAGTGGCAAATATTTCATGCCATGAGCAAAGTCATGGGCTACCCGCAAGACCCACGACAACCACCTTTCATCGGCATGCCCGGCATGTGGACATATCAAAAAGCATGGGACGAGGGGCGAAGGATGGTAGGGGGAAGCGTGGTCGATTTCCTTGTGTATTCAGGAAGTCGATCTAACATGGATATTGCCTTCCGGGTCGTTACCGAGCATTGGCATTTGTACGCCGGGATAGATCAGCAAGCCCACGATGCATTGCAGCGCGAGCGGCTATCTATGTACATGAGAGTGGTCGATTTGTATGATTACAATTTTGCTTTCGACCCAACGAATCAAGCGGCGATTATCCTTATCAAACGGGCATTGAACGGCGAGGTTGAGCCGAATCCAGCAAACGACGGCACTACCATGAGAGTGACAAGGGCTGCATACAAGTAGTCAATCATCGGGGAATGATATGTGCTTCCAGTTTCTGCCACTTGTAATCATCCAGATCGCATTGCGGCTTACCCCGAACTCGGCGGCGAGGCTTGCGAGTGTGGTATCCCGCTGTTCGTATCGTCGTAGAATCTCACGAACATCGTCCTCAGTCAATCTACTATGGCTATTGCCCTCACCGCTGAACTTGCGCGGTGGTTCTACGGGCTGGTCGCGTTTCTGTGGAAGCATTGGCCCGCGCCTGCCCATGTCTATCGTGTCGTTCATGTTGTCTTTGGGAGTGCCAGCGTATAAGTGTGCAGGATTGCAGCACATGGGATTGCCGCACTTGTGGAGTGCGTGCAGGCTATCTATGTGGACACCAAGAGAAAGGATGAGGGCAACCCTATGGGCGTAAACATGAATCGTCGATTGGTCGCCGCATTGTTCAAGCCAATGCATCTTCCCATATCCGTACTTGTGGCAACTCATTGTCCACGGCCAGCAGGCATCAGGTCCGCCCGACTGATCTACACGCGACCAGAACTTGTCTACTTGTTCTTGAGTGAAATGGTGGGGGCGAGTACACTGAGGGTGCATAGCGTTACTCCAGTCTATAAACGTTGTGCCGCGCCTCCGGTCACTGCTATGACGCGGGGGCTTTCTCGTATTCTATCAGATGGACAAATGACAGTAGCGGTGTCGCTGTGAACGCGACAATAGAAACAAAGGACGGTGAGATACCATGCTAATCAGGGGATATATCAGACGGGTAGACGATGGGTCCGCTGTTCCTGACGGGACAGAGGTAGCGATTCGCCGCCATGTTGATGATTCGCTCATCTCTACTGCTGTCACTGTTGGCGGCATGTATGAACTCGTGCTGAACGGATCGCCGGGTCCGTATTATATCCGGGCGGCGATTGCCGATGAAGTGCATATCTCATCGTCCAAGGTCGTTGGCATGTCTGGCCCGCTGGACGTGGGCAACCTGCCGTTGTACTTTCGGGGTCTGTGGAGTGACGGCTATATCGCCGGTTTCCTGAATGAATCCAGTGTGTATTCGAGCGGCGCGGGTATGGCTGTGCTTGTGCGCTCAGGCGTGCATCTCGTCAAGGGCGTACTGTACGACCAACCGGGGGAGGAATCGCTGACGATTGATGCCCCGGATACCCAACCCCGGATTGATACCGTCGTTATTGAAGTGATGGTGCCGGGGAGTGGTCCCGATGTTGAGGGGCGAACACGGCTGGTGGTCAAGAAGGGCACGCCTGCTGCATCCCCGGTTGCGCCATCGCTGACACAAACGACTGGTGGCATCTGGGAACACCCGCTTGCCAACATCACAGTTGATCCCGGCGTGTCCTCGATTGCATCCAACAAGGTTGCAGACGTGCGTGTGCCCGCGAACGTGCAAATCAGCAACGGGTATATCGACACAGACATGATCGCTGATGGCGCGGTCAATATCGCCAAGATCACCACGGGAACACTTGATGCCCGGTACTACACTGAGGCCGAAGTAGACCTCCTGCTTTCACAGCGCAGGCCGAAATCCGACCGGGGAACCTATGCGGCGAACCAGACGGTTTCAACAGCAGGGACACGGCAGCCCACACAAGACGGGGTTACGGTGGGCGACCTTGGTTTCTCCGGGTTGCTCCCAAGTACCCAGTACACCGTTGAAGTCTCGGTTGCGATGAGGATCACGGGTGGCCCCACGACCAGCCTGGCGCTTGGGTACAGCGTCATCGGGGCAAGCACCTCGGGAGCAAGTACCGACCTGATCCCGGTGCCAGATAATGCGAACTACCTGACATGGACATGGAATCATGTCAATACATCATCCCCCGGTGGCGCGATTACCGTTCGCCCGATGACGACCTGGGGCGTGGGCACCTACACGGTGACATGGGTAAGCATTTCCGCGAGACTGGACCTGACCGCATGAGTGAAGTGACCCGTTCCAATCCATTTGCAACGGTGATTGATACCCGCCCCGGTGAAGTCCGGGTTCGGCTGGGTGATGGGGCTACCCTGCCGCGCTGGTATCCATCTGTCTTTGCAACCACCCCGATTGATACCGTGGGATTCATGATTCGCCTAAACCAGGAGGACATGTTGTTCATCCCGCAAGGAATGACGATATAGCAGGGGAGGGGGCATGAATGAATGTACCGCGCAACAACATAACAGCACGGCCTCATCTGTACTTGGTGCCGAAGCAAGGGCGGGGTGGTGATGGACGGGAACAGCATAGCCCTACTCATAACCGCGATAGGCGGGCCGACCACTATCGGGATTCTCTACAAGTGGGCCAAGGCGCAAGGCAGGGCAGAAGCACTCCAGGAACAGTCGGCGGCTACGATCAAAGCGAAGGACCAGGAGATAGCCGAACTGAACGTGGAGAATACACGTCTTTGGGAACTGCTGACACGCCCACCGGGGGCGAACCAATGAGCGGTATGATGAATAAACTGCACGACATATGGTGCATCCTGACGCATCGGTGCCGACCGCACATGCAAGAGGACCAGTTCATGCAATACCTCAAAGAGGAGGAACAGGCTGCGCTTGATTCGGCCACCCGTATTCGTGAGCGCCGTCAACACGCGATGGTGGCAACGCTGCGCCACCAACGGGGGCAAGGGGGCTCGGTATGAGTGAAGATGTTTTCCAACTGATAGTCGTGTGGACGTTGTTTCTCACCACCATCGCACAATCTGCGGTCCATGGAAAAACCTGGTGGGCACTAAGGCCACAGGCGAAAGAGGATCGGCTTGCTACAACCCTGTTGCAGCGCGAGGGGGCGCTTGCTATGAAGGGCTTTGCGCGTGCCACTTTCGAGTTCGTGCTGGTCTGGCTAGTTGCCCGGGACAGGATGCCATTCAACGAAACAGCCCGCGAGATTATCTATGTGGTAACGGCGGCGCTTGCCATCTACGCGGTATGGCGTGGGTACAGGTTTATCGTCGCACTCCGGGCAGAGAACTGGGGACGGCCTGTTGAAACCAAGGATGCCCGTGATTTGCGGCAACAGGAAACACAGGACAAGTTGGACGAAACGGCGCTCGTGCTTGCAGAGACAAGTAGAATCAATGCAACCCGTGGCCGTCATATTAGTCTCAAAGGAATGGAGTTGGACAAACGTGTTATCAGGCTATCGCATCGGCAGCGTGCGCACGACAAGGAAGGAGCAGATCAGGCGGCGGTAGGCGTGCTGCAAGATGCAACCGATGTACGGCAAGGCGAACGTGAGGACGCGTTGGACTTACGGGACAAGGAGGAATAGTCATGGCACTTAAGACTTACACATTCGTTGGGTTGGCGAAACCCGTGTACCTGCCAGATGACATCTTGGTAGAAATCAAGATCATCCCCGCTGGCAACACCAACGTGCGTAGCAATACGAAACGTGCTGCCAGTGATGTGAAGTTTGTCACCCGTCACGAGACAGCGAACTTCAATGCCGGTGCCGATGCGGATATGCACTATCGCTACCTGATGAGCAACCCCGATCCAGCAGCGGGATACAACACGGTCAGTGACGACAACAAGGTTATCCAACTCACGCCGTACGATGAGGATACCTGGGCTGCGGGCACCTACACGGGGAACCACACCAGCGATCATCACGAATTGTGCGTAGATGCTGGAACGGATCATGCCAAGGCTCGTCGCATTGCTGCCGCCGTGGATGCCGGGGTGCTTCAATCCCGTGGGCTCACCCCGCAGGCTGGTTTGCTCCAGCATAACTACTGGACGGGCAAGAACTGCCCGTTGCTGATGAGGGCCAACAATAACGAAATCTGGAACTACTCGTACTACCCGATGGTCAAGAAGTTCCATGCAGACATCGTTGCCCATGTGAGCGGCGGCATCGCTCCGACCCCTACCAAGCAGCGGACATTCACCACGCGGTTCGAGTTGTTGCTGCGGACATCGCCGGGTTTCTGGGACTACGCCAACAACAAGAGCAACGTCGTTCGCACACTCCCATCTGGCACCAAGGGCACGATTGTATCCGGGCCGAAGGAGGTGGAGGGTATCGCGTGGTATGACATCAGTATCCCCGGTATCGGGACTGGCTGGGTGCAGGATGAGGTGCTTCACACGTTGACGATTGCGTAGGAGGTGATCGGGCACTACGTTGTGATAACGTTGTACTTGCCTATCTTCCGCCGCCCTATGCGGGTGTTGCGAACATGGGGCACCGTGCAGTCGTGAACCAAGGAGAATCCATCATGGACAGACAAGACCCATTGAGCCTGTTGATTTACGTTGTCGTGTTGATTGTGATTATCGTGGTGCTGTTCCGAGTCCTCGGGATCGCGCTGTAAGGAGAAATGTCATGGCACGAAAGAATGACCCGTGGGCAAAGCCCTCAAAACCCACGCCTGCCGGTAAATCATCTGCTGGCCGTGGTGTTGTGTCGGGGCCAGGCACGTTGAAGGCGGTAGGGAAGTCTCCCTTTGCATCGACGAATCCGGGGCAATCAAGTCGGCCCGTAAAGGCAGCGCCCGCGCAGCCACGCTCGTTCCCCGGTGAACCTGGACCGAACTTCACGCCGAAACAATTGGAGCAACTTCGGAATATTGCAGGGGTTATGTATGGCCAAAAGCCTACGGCCAAGCGAAGGGGACAGTGATGCAAAAAGAACCTCTTGCGATTATCGGTACGATTGGCTCACTGATTGGTGCGTTCATTGTGCTGATGCAATCGTTCGGTATCCCGGTAACAGACGAGCAGTTGAACGCAATCCAGGACTTCGTGACCATTGCCGCGCCTATCCTGATTATGCTCATCGGTCGGCAGTTCGTATTCAGCCCGAACACCACTGAGGCCCTGACTGACAAGGCGTATGATGCAGGGCTACCACCAACACAGCCACAGCCTGACTTGCCATCCCCACCGGCTGACAATGATCCGGCTGCGCATCCCGACAGTCCGTTCATCAACCGACTAGGTTAGGAGAACATCATGGCAACAATCAACCTCGACAGGCGCTCGGATGCGCCTATCGTTATCAATGCGGCGGCGGCGGTAACGCCTGTGCCGGACGCGAACTCCGATGTGTACCTGGTTGCAGATAGCACGGCCACCATGTACCTGTCCTACACGGGCACCCCTACGGGCACGATCCGTGTATGGCTCACCGATGGAACGGACTGGTATGAAGGGGCATCGCACGCCTTCGATAGTGCGGACGGCAAGAGCGCGGTATCAATCGCGGTCCCTTCACGTGGGTTCACCTTGCAGGTGGAAACATTCACCGGGCTCACCAGCAGTGTGACTGCCAAAGTCTCTAACAAGTAGACACAAGAAAGCCGGGGCTCAACACCCCGGCTTCTCTGTGCGTGCTACTCAGTGGGCGCGTCGGGGGCTGGTTCCTCAGCGGGAGCATCGGCCTTGGGTTCCTCATACTTGCCGATGTCGCCCTCCTTGACGATGCTGGTGGTGCCGTCATCGAAACGGAATCGCACGCCCTCATCATAGGTGCCCAACACTTCGTCAAG